CAAATGTAAAAGGTTGACCAACAAAACGCATTAAGAATAATGCTGTGTCTGTGTATACATAGATTGCATCTCTACCTCTAATCGCTCCCATGATCCGTGATCCGTCGGCCAGTCTCTGTGTACCAGCGTCATTGGTCGCTGTGGGTGTATACGTATTAATATCCTCAACAGCAGAGAATCTAATAAACATATCGTCTTGTGTAGACTTTGTGCCAATCGTTGTCTCTGTACCAAAGAATACTAAGTGTCTGTCCGGTGTAGATACCAACATGTGTCTTGATGCTGTTGGTGCACCAGATATAATTGTGGCTCTTGTAGATGTTGCATCAGTCGCTGCAGAATTCCACTCAAAACATTCTCCATCCGTAATTAAACAAATAGCTTTATCACCAAAGTTATCTAGTGACCACATACCAGGATCAACAATTAAGTCACCTGATGCTGCTTCACCCCATGCTACATAACTAGAAGAACTTGTAACAGTTGCTCCACCTGAGTGTGATGCTGCTGTGGTATTTCTTACTCCTCTTGTTACTCCAGATAAAACATTAGATGTAATTGCTGTGTAAGATATTTCTTCTGTACCTATTTGTATGTAGTTAGTTCCTGATGATGGAAACTGTGATGCGTCTGTTAATGTAATACTTGTTGCACTATCTGTAATACCTGAAGCTAAAGTTGTAGTAAATGCTCCTACTTCTTGTCCACCCCAAGTTCCAAGAGACCAACCAAAACCTTGTGACTGCACATCGGGTCCTATGTGATAATAATGTCTAACTCTGATACCACCTGACTCTGTTGCACCAGATCCAGATTCGTTTGACGGCATTGTAATTGTAAGTGTGTTTGATGATGGCACTGTTGTAACCATAAATCTTATGTCATCAAAGTTTGCTGCTGCATAATCTGAATTTGTAATAGCTGTAAAATTATCTAATAAAATAATATCACCAGCTTCTATACCGTGATCAGTAGAAAAATTTATAGTAACAACAGCTGATCCATTAGTTGTGCTAAATGCGTTTGTAAGTGTTGTCGTAGTTTTAATAGGATGTATGTCGTAGAACACACCGCCTGAATAAGCATACAAAACTCTGTTTGTTCCTATGATAGAATATTTTTGTCCTGAACTATTAGTAAATTGATGTAATCCTCTTGCAGCACCTGTAACATTATCTGCTCCTAGTTGTTTCCAACCACCTATTTTTTCAGGTGTGCCATATCTAAATCTAACATTGTCACAATCTACCCATTGGCTTTCAGCACCAGTAGAAGTGATCTGTTTGTTTATTCCAGGTAAAAAACCAATCTTTTGTAGCATAGATCTCCAGATTATAATAGATTGCGTTGATGTTCAACGTTATTTGACTATTCCTAGCATAGGTCTTTTATCATACAAATTGCTCTTTGCAAACCTTCCATCTGCATGATTATAGTGCAAAAACACTTGACCACACAACTTGCCTGTAAAAGGCTCTCTCCAATGCTCTAACTCACATCCAGAATAAATAAGCATATCTCCTGGTTTTAGGTCTACTTTTACACCTTTGGGTGCACCAGGCTTATGTATGCTTTTATACTCGTCTATGACGTTGTCAGACCCCGTAGGATCGATAAATATAGGCCATGGATCTCCACCTAAGTTTAGTGTAGTTGATATCTCACAGCTTGGTCTATCTTTGTGTCTTCGTAGTATATTACCATTTCTATAAAGTCTTGTGTATGAATACGTCGGAACTAATTTAAGTCCTGTCTTCTTCTGCATGACAGCTATAGTTTTAATTAACAATGTTTCCATTAATCTATCACCATATTTAGCATAAGAACCTGGCACCTGACTGTCCTTAAAATTACCAATAAGTTTATTGCCTGCATGAGTTACACCATTGTTTAACATCCAGTAATCTGCCTCTGCTGATATCTGTAAATATCTATAAGCTATGTCTGCTATCTCTTTTGATATAGCGTTTTTAATAACTTGATATTTATTTTTTTTAAAACTCATACTTGTATAAAATTAAATGATACAGATATTCTCCAGTTCTTTTCACCTTTGTCTGTATTCATATTTATGTCAACACCGTGTGGAAGCCAAGATGGAAAAAAAATCATACGTCCTTCTACAGGTTCATAAGCACATACTCTCCATAATTGCTCTGGTAGATTATTTACTCTTTTAGGCATATGTGTATTTGGTCCTGGTCTAGGATCTTCTAAAAATAGTTTACCAGAGTTCTTTGGTACTTTAATGTAATACACGCCCGACCACATTGAGTTAGGATGGGTATGTGTTTTATTATAACTGTATGCAGGATTTATATTAGCCCACATGTTACCGAGTCCTAGCTTACCTAATATACCATAGTCTTGATTACACTCTTCAGCCATTTTAAATAATTCATCTATTAAAGGTTTGTATTCTTTTTTCTTATCCATATCTGTTTTGCTGTGCCAACCAAAACCAGAATTAGTTTTCTTTTCTCCTTCAGGATCTGCCTTACGCCACTTTTTTATTTCTTTAAATAAATATTTATTAAGTTCTTTCGCGTTAGGTATGTCTTTAAAATAAACAGCGGTTGGAAATAATATCTTTCTTTGTAATTGACTCATTTAAATGGTGGTCCTCCAAACCACATTACTAATGATTTTCTAATTCCTTTTTTAACTGGAGCTACTTTGTGTTTTAGAAATGATGCAAAAAATATAGCTTGTCCTTGTTTCAAGGCTAAAGGTTTGTCGGCACCTGTATCTGAAAACAAAAGATCCCCACCTGTAAACTCTGATGGATCTGATAGTAAGCAAGTCATGGATATTTTTCTAATTGGGTTTTGACCTTCTTGACCAAACGCATTGAGATCCATGTGCCAATCATAAAAACCTTTTTTAGGATACACCGTAAACTGTGCGGGCTCTGTTAATCTCATGCCATCAAAACCAAAATGGTTTAAGTTTACAATAGATAATTGATTTTCAATTTTTCTGTACATCTGTGGTAATTTATCAAAAGGTATCCAAGAAATAGTTGTTACTCGTTTCTTTGTATCGTATTGACCTTTTTTTCCACCACCAACTTTGGCTTGTTCTGGTGCACATTGATGACCAGTATCAATAATCATTTTACATTGCTCGGGTGTAAAAATAGGTTCTGTAGTGTGAGCAACATAAGATTGCCATCTAGGCATTAGTGGTATTTGTGTCATTCGTTTTGTCCCGATCCAGTTCTTGAAGACACAGGATTATAATCAACATCGACATTACAAACTAAAGTTCTTCTTTTTTCTTTAGTTCCATTAAATGGATAAACACAATGTCTCATGTCATAAGGAAACACATAAAAATCTCCTATCTTCATTTGAGGTGAATAATCTGTTTTAGAAAATTGTCCGTTAGCTGCTCCAATAATTTGGAGTTTACCATTCATAGGTTTTTCTTTAGCAGAATACTCAACACCTGTTTCTTTTGGTAATTTTAAAACCATTACAGAAGATAAACCTGTATAGAGCTTACCTTGATGAATATGCACAGGATTATATTCATGTGCTTTCATTTCATTAACCCAAATAGAATTAATAGATTTTTGTGTTTGACCTATCTTGTTCCAATCTGTGTAGTGATCAAAGATGCTATGGAACCATTTAAGTATGTCATTTGGTAGAAAAGAATGCTGGTGCATCTTATCGTTGTTAGGACCTGAGTAATACAGAGAGACTTCGTCTTCTATTTTACCAACTAACTGTTTATTAGCTGAAGGTAATTGTTTTTTTTGCTTTTCGTAGATTTCATTAAGACCTACGAATATTTCCAGGGGGACCTGGTATTTTAAGACCGTCTGACCTAAATAAACGAAATCAAATTTCATTTTAATTTTTTAGTTTTCTTAGCGTCTAAAGATAAAGTGTTTTCTCTCAAACCTTTTTCTAAAGCCTCTAGTTGTCCTAATACATTAAACACTTCAGGTTGTGATGTACCAGGAGTTATAGTTTCTTTCTGTCTTTGTAATCTTAATAGATATGATTTGGCTTGATGCGTGTTTACATCTCTTTTATCAAAGTTACCATCATCAAACTCTTTTTTAAGTTTAGACCAAGTTGCCACTTCTCTCATTCTGTGCTTAGCCACTAGTTCCATACTTGCTTTAGAATATAACTTCTGTTCTAAGTCTATCTGCTTAAGATCTTTTTCTAATGGGTCTTTTTCTTTTTTAATATCTCTTTGTAGTTTCTTTATCTCAACTTCATTCTTCCTAGCATCAAATGATAAGTGAACTAAGTTCTCAAAGTGAGTGTTTTGTTCTCTTACCGATTGCCAATACTTAGCAGCTTTAGTTGGATATTTATTATCAGACAATACAGAAAACCTCATTTCTGTTTCTGTACGAAACATTTGTTTCTTCATCCAAGTATCTTGGAGTTCTGGTATTAATTTCTTAAAATGTTTGACGTCGTCTTTATCTAATATATTAGTTAAATACTTTGACTCTGTTTTTAGCTTAGTAGCTATATTACGTTTTTCTTTTGACATGCTATCTCCTTTATTCATTTCTAATCTCTTTATATATCTTTCTATATAAAGGTCAAGTCTACGAAACGTTTATTGTGAGTAATCCATTATCACAATTAAACTCTTCTGTGCTTTTTGCTTGTGGAGTTGGCCCACTACATTTACCTATTATACCAGCTACAGTTGTTCCTCCACCCATATTAAATCTTTGTCCTGAGCCTGCTGTATCAGCTGTTTCAGTCCATGAAGTTCCATTCCAAAATTCTGAACTAGCAGTAGCATTACCACTAGCAACCATAAAGAAATCTTTGTTAGCACCAAAACCAGCTCTTCCTGCTGAGTTATCAGAGTTTTCTGTTGCTTCTGTCCAAGTTGTGCCATCCCAACCTTCATTTTTATCTCCTGCTGCCGGAGGATTAGTTGGAGGCGCACCTGCAACACATCTTGCTGAGTTTTGTGTTCCACCTGTAGCACCACCATATCTTGCAACATTTAAATCACCTACTTCAGTCCAAGACGTTCCATCCCAAGATTCATTGTTAGCGAGATATGCTGCAGGTGAACCATATCCACCTACACATAATGCTGAAGTTGATGTTCCTGCTCCTCCACCTGAATACTCTCTATTTGTATTTAAATCACTTTTTTCAGTCCAAGAGGTTCCATCATATAATTCAGTTAATTTGAAGCCTGGTGATGGGTTACCACCAAAGAAAAGCATTGTAGGTGCTGGAGCTTGTGCTGATGCACCACTTAATTGTCTTGTTACATTCACGTCACCTACTTCACTCCATGATGAACCATCATATTGTTCTACAATAGTTAAATTTGGATAACCTGCTATTATCATAAAACTTGATTGTGTAGCTCCACCTGCTGATGCATCTAAATGTTCTGAATTAAGATTACCGCCTGATGCAAATGTTCCTGACGAAACATCTTTTGAAAAACCTTTTAATGTTGCGCCTGCAGATAAAAATATATCACCTTCGTTTAAGATAGCTGCTGTTGGAGGTGGTAAAGACCATTCCTCTGTTGCAGCTCCAGGAGTACCACCAGCTATAATTCCTGATGTACCACTTGCTCCTCCAGAAGAAACATAATATCGTGCAGTAGCTAAATCTGAAGTTTCAGACCAACTTGTTCCGTCCCAAGATTCTACTGCAGCAAGAGTTGCAGTATCTGCGCCACCTGCGTATATTGCTGATGTAGATGTTCCAAAAACCCCACCTAATTGTTTTGCTTCATTTAATTCGTTTACTTCCGTCCAACTAGTTCCATTCCATGTTTCTGTATCGTTTGATTCTTGACCTGGATTACTTGGGTGTGCTTTTCTACCACCAGCTATTATTCCAGCAGTATAAACTCCAGCACCACTGCTATTTAATCCTTGTCTGGCTGTATTAAGTTCATTTTTTTCTGTCCAAGAAGATCCGTTCCATTCTTCTGTTTTATTTGAAAAACCTGGTTCCAAACCTCCAGCTATCACCATATTTGTTTGAGTTCCAAATCCAGCTAACTGATATCTGGCTGTGTTACAAGATGGAGAGCTTGTCCAAGAAGAACCACCGAAAGCTTCAGCAGTATTTGTTAATCCTGTGCCTGCTGAACCTGCTACTGCAAGAGTTGCAGTTGTTGTTCCTGCTCCCG